TGAGGAACTGGGGTAGTCAGTTAGGGTTTCCGAAAGGTGATCATAACGACTGGACTAGCCTGAGTTTGGAGATGGTCAAGTACTGTGAGCGTGACGTAGAAGTCACAGAAGCAGTTCACAATAAACTGACCAACGAACTGACTAGCTTTTCTCCTGAGTCTGCTGAACTGGAACACAAAGTACAACTGATAATACAACAACAGGAGCGTAACGGCTGGCTGTTGGATCAAGAACTAGCACGAGACTTATGTGCTACATTTCAGGAGCGTATGAATGAAATCGAAGCAGAACTTCAACAAAAGTTCCCACCTATCATCCATGAAAGATACTCTGACAAGACAGGTAAAAGGCTTAAAGATCGTGTTGAGGTCTTTAACGTGGGTTCTCGTCAGCAAATTGCGAAGAGGCTTGCGCAACTTGGTGCAAAGTTTACTAAACTTACTGAGAAGGGTAACCCCATCGTTGACGAAGCAGTCCTAGACACCATTGATTTACCAGAAGCTCGTGCCGTGAGTGAATACTTGTTGCTACAGAAAAGATACGCGCAGGTGAACTCATGGCTTGAGCATCTGGAGCCTGATGGTAGGGTCCACGGTAGGGTCATTAGTCTTGGTACAGTGACAGGACGTATGACACATCGTGACCCTAACGTGGCTCAGGTTCCTGCCAGCCATAGTCCTTACGGACACGAGTGTCGGTCCTGTTGGACTGTCCCGGCTGGTAAGAAGTTGGTAGGATTTGACGCCAGTGGCTTAGAACTAAGGATGCTGGCTCATTACATGAATGATCAGGAGTTTACAAATGTCCTCCTCACAGAAGATATACACTCAAGAAATCAGTTGGCTGCTGGACTTGAAACAAGACCTCAGGCGAAAACTTTCATATATGCTTTCCTCTACGGGGCTGGAGATTCTAAAATCGGAAATATCGTTGGAGGAAGCGCAGCAGATGGTGCTGAACTTAAAGAAAGATTCCTCAGAAACACACCTGCTCTTGGACGTTTACGAGAACGAGTGGTGTCGGCTGCTGGGCGAGGCTATCTCAAAGGACTCGATGGTAGACGCCTCCCTGTTAGATCAGAACACTCTGCATTAAACACGTTGTTGCAGGCAGCAGGGGCTATCGTAATGAAGAAAGCTCTGGTGATCCTCGACGACTACGCAAAGCATTGGGAACTGGACTACAAGTTTGTAGGCAACATCCACGACGAAGTACAGACAGAGGTACGTGAGGCACACGCAGACAAGTTTGGCTGGCTTGCAGTTGAATGCCTGAAGGCGGCTGGCTTGGCGTATGACTTACGGTGTCCTCTGGACGGTGAATACAAAATCGGTACAACATGGGCGGAGACGCACTGATGATAAAACAACAAGACTTATTTGAAGTAAAACGCTGTTCGGTATGCGGCAAGACTAAATCGACAAATGAGTTCAATAAAGATAGAACACGAAAAGACGGTTTAGACCACCGCTGTAATGCGTGTAAAAAAAACTACCGACGCAAGTGGAACGGTAAATCAAATCCCACACAGATGTACGTAAACGGTAAGTACGTACCTAAGTCCCATCCGTTACACAAACCCGGACGTTACAAGACGTTTGAAGACGCTGCTTTTAGCAGCCTTGAGAAGTACGAAAGCAGTGTAGAAGGGCAAGTGTACGTTATTACTAATCCAAACTTCCCTGAGTGGGTAAAGGTTGGTATGGCAGTAGACGCTGAAGACCGTCTTAACGGTTATCAGACTTCTTCTCCGTTCAGGGACTACTCCTTGGCTGCTTCTTGGGACGTTACAGACCGTAGAGCAGCGGAGTCTGAAGCACACGAAGCACTACAAAAACTGTACGAAAGACGGTCTGAGTGGTTCAACTGCACACCGAAACAGGCTAGGAAAGTTGTTGAAGAAATAACAGAGAGCTATAAATGAAAACTGTAAACACGCTAGTAAGCGACATCTACAAACTGGTGTCCACTAAGGACGTCCCAGAAGACGTAGACATAGACAGTTGTATTGAGCAGTTCGGAGAAAAGGTAAAGGACCTGACGCGTCAGGAGTTCACAGAGAAGCGTGACGATACCAGAAAACTCCGTATGTCCAACATAGGACGTGAAGACAGGTTCCTCTGGAATGTCTTCAATGACGTAGAAAAAGGCGAAGACATACAGCCACATACCTACGTCAAGTTCCTGTACGGACATGTCATAGAAGAACTCCTACTGTTCCTCACAAGAGCAGCAGGACACAAGGTCACTGACGAACAAAAGAAATGTGAAGTCAACGGCATCAAAGGTTCTATGGACTGTAAGATCAACGGTATTGTTACGGACGTCAAGTCAGCGTCTACTTACGGGTTCAGGAAGTTCCGTGATGGGACCTTGGCCTACGATGATCCTTTTGGCTACGTTGCTCAGATCAAAGGATACGCAGCGTCCGAAGGTGAAACGAAGTACGGCTGGTTGGCTATGGACAAACAGAACGGACACTTGACTTACCTGTTGTACGACGAAGAAGACACACAGGCTCCTATACATAGTCTTATCAGTTATGACATAGGTGAACACATTGATCGAATAAAAAAGCTAGTGGAGCTACCGACACCACCAGACGTCTGCTACGAGCCTATCGCAGATGGCAAGTCTGGGAACCAGAAACTCGCCGTCGGATGCTCCTACTGTACTTACAAAAAGGTCTGCTGGCCTACCGTAAGAGGGTTTCTTTATTCAACAGGTCCACGTTATTTAGTAGAGGTAGCAAATGAGCCGAAGGTCCAAGAAATTGAAGTTTCGTAGTAATTTTGAAGAGACTGTATCAAAGGTTTTAAAGGAGTTTGAGTATGAACCGTACAGAATACCGTACACTATACACCGTCACTACTGTCCCGACTTTGCTCATGATTCTAGCGGCACTCTTGTTGAGTGTAAAGGATTCTTCAGAGAAGGAGACACTAAGAAATACACAAGCGTTAGAGATAGTCTGCCGGGACATCAACGGCTAGTGTTTGTCTTGATGAACCCGGACAAGAAAGTTAGAAAAGGAGGTAAACTCACAATGGCCCAGTGGTGTGAACGTGAGAATATAAAGTGGTACAACGTCGATACATTGCAGGAGTTGATTGAAGATGTCTCTAACACTTGAAGAAATTAAAGAACGATTGTTAGATACCTATGACGCAGACGACTTCTTAGAAGCATTGGAGATTACTTCGGAAGAACTGTTGGACAGGTTTGAAGACAAGTTGATTAACAGGCTAGATAAATTTGAGGAAGAACTAACAGATGAAGAGGAGGACGAAGATGAGCATTGATGACGCTACTCCCCAAGAGTGGGACAAGGCTTTCGACGCTGTGAATCGACCTGAACACTACAATAACGGCAAGATTGAAGCTATTGATTACATCAAACAACAGCTAGGGTCTGTAGGTATAATGGATTACTACGAAGGTTCAGTACTCAAGTATCTCCACAGGTGGAAGTACAAGACGAATCCGGTAGAAGACTTAAAGAAAGCCCGTTGGTACTTGGACCGATTGATTGCCGCAGTAGACGAAGAGGAGGGTGGATGAAAGTCATAGATGGCGGCTTCGGTAAACAAACTGGAGTCGCCAAGGTTTTTGAAGCAATAACACGAGCAGAGAAACTGGACGACTACGACAAAGCTTTTTGTATTATTAAGTCAGACGACCACGTAGTTGTGTCAACAAACTTAGAAGCACAGGACCTGTATTTTTTACTGGATCAAATAAAAATGTCTATAATAACACAAGGAGAATATGAAATCTGATGGACGCCTACCAACAATACATTCATAAATCTAGGTACGCCCGTTACCTGCCGGAAAAGCAACGCCGGGAATCTTGGGAAGAAACAGTAAACCGTTACTTGGACTTCTGGGTAGATCAAGAAAAGTTAACTAGCAAAGAAGCTAAAGACCTTTACAAGCAGATACATAGCTTAGAAGTAATGCCAAGTATGAGGGCTTTAATGACTGCTGGCGAAGCTTTGTCAAGAGACAACGTAGCAGGGTTCAACTGTTCCTATCTACCTATAGACCACCCGAAAGCTTTTGACGAAATGATGTACGTCCTTATGTGTGGCACAGGTGTGGGGTTCAGTGTAGAACGCCAGTACATTCAAAAACTACCGGAAGTAGCAGAGGAATTTTATGATACCGATACAGTTATACACGTCGCTGACTCTAAGGTTGGATGGGCAAAAGCATTTAGGGAACTTATTGCGATGCTCTATTCTGGTCAGGTTCCAAAGTGGGACGTCTCTGGAGTTCGACCTGCAGGGGCAGCCCTTAGAACCTTTGGCGGTAGAGCGTCTGGTCCAGAACCTCTTGTCG